AAACTAAATGGACGACACTAAAAGCGGTCAGAAGACTAAAAATGAAAAGATAACAATTGAGATAGATGAGTCTACAAAAGGTAAGACCCACGCTATGGCAATAGAACTAGCGCTTACATTAAGCAAACAGTTGGAGCCATGGAAGAGGCACGTGAAAGGGCTCACAATCAAAAAGAATAATAAAATCTATAAAAAGGTATCATAATCTAGATATTGTGTGGTAGGTGCAAGAAAACACTTGATCTTGTGCCTGCCATTTGCTACAGACAAGTAGTATTCCTCATAACCTGATGAAAAGTAGAGGTTTCAATCTACTTAAATTACCGAACACCGACAGACACTTTTTTTAATTATTAATTAAGGAGATTGTTTTGGCAGAAATAAAGCGAAAACCATTAGAAGATGTATTAGATCAAGGGTTAGATAAGTTAGTGATGATAAGTCCTAACAAAAAAACTTTTGATGAAATAACTTCTATTATGTTTCAGCTTTATAGCGGTAATGATTACGGTATGGGGAACTTTAGCTTACAGTTTATTAGTAAAATTGAACAAGCTTGGCGTAAGGGAAGAAAACAAATTGCTAAACAACGTGGTTTGTCCCTTGTTAAGAATGTATAGCCACCGGTTTCCATATCCATATCATTGTCTTTCCAAAACTGGTGGTTATGCTGATGAGCTTACTGGATAGATTAAAAGACGCAGGATTTGCAAACGTTAAAGAAATGGATGGAGTTGAAAGAACTCACTTCATGAACGATATCTATTTAGATTACAAAGCTTGTAAAGATCTCCGACAGACTAAAATGGAGAAGTTTTATCTTGAGTTACTCGAACAACTTATTGAAGATTATGGGAACTAATATTGCGACAGAGATATTAAAAACCCCAGCTACTTCAGAACACAGATTATACCAAGCTGTAGTTGTGCAAGCGTTTGAGGATTGTTTATATACTCTTGGTGGTAAGCAAGAGGCATACAATAAAAAGGAAGCTCATGAGTGGTTTATGGGTAATGGTGCTGATTTTAAACATATTTGTGACTTAGCTAATCTTGATCCTGATCATGTTCATTCTAGGTATAAGTGGTGTTTAAAGAAAAAAGTGATTGTTTTTACTGAGGTGCAATGTTATTGGATTGAGTATAAAAATGAGTATCAGAAGTATAGAGGTGTTGATACGAAAGAGGAAAGACGATCGATTAAAAATAGAATTGATCAAATACGATATAAATTACAGTTGAAGGATAAAAAGAAGAAATGAAACCTTTGATAATAAGTTTAATGATTCTTGTATCTGGTGGAGATATTAAACTCCAGGAAATAGAGATTTTTGATACGTCTTGTTATCAGTGGTATAAGGATAATGTACAAATTACTGAACGTAAGAAAAAATTATTTTCTAGCTTGTATTATCATAGTTATAAGGGTAAGAAGGTCGTAGGATATATTTGCAATGATAAGGAGCCTAGATGAGTCGTAGAAAAGAAATATGTACAATGTTCCGAATGAATTGGTTACGAACCGCTTACTTTTGGTTAACCGTTTTTTGGGGTTATTTAATATATGGCACGTTTAACACTTTTGGATAAAATAGACCAGGCTGCAAGAGACTGGAATAGAACTAAAGATAATAAATTTAAAAAAGAATGGTACCGACTTTGTAGAGTATTTGCGAATGTTGGTTTGGCGAAGAAAAAAAAGAAATCTTAAATTATTAGAAAAGGGGCTACGGTGTTAGTTAACCCTGGGAAAAATGTCTAAGAGACCGTAACCCCTAGACGCTAGTTATGTCATTGTTCCTCCGATCTGTCTAGTAGATTAATGGTTTTGTAGGCAATATCAAGGAAAAACGGACAGCGGACAAAAGAAAAGGCCGCTTCAGTCTCCCTCCACGGCCCCAAAAGATAACAAGAAAGGTTATATATATAAACGCCAAAATAATATCATAGTTTGGTTGAAAATCAAAATAATGCGGGTATCTAATATTAGGAGGTAATATTATGGAATAATATAATCGCCTAAGTTGTAGGGGTAGCAACATCTAGGTGTTGTTAGCAACGTCTGGACGTTGCTATAGAAAAATCTACTATATAGATATTCTAGACCCCTATGCACTTTTTTTAATCAGAGGTCAAAAGTGGTGTATCTGGTGTATCTGATGACTATTATTGTTGTATACCAACACTTTTAATCGATTTCATGGTGTATCTGATGGTGTATCCGTGGTGTATCTGGATACACCACAATTACAATATCTTGCCTTAATTGGCTTGCGTAGTGCAAAAATGTTGATTTGCATAATCTAGTCGGGGGTTAAAATAATCTATATAATAAAAAATTATGGTAGCTAAATTAATCATAAAAGAATCGGTTAAAGCATTGAGAAAAAGGGCAGCTAAAAGGCGATCTCAAGCTAAGGAAAGGTTAAAAACTAAAAGCTTAGATAGGTATAATATCCATGCTGTTTCTGGCAAAGGCCCAGTACCATTCAAAAAACAGTCACCAATAAAATCAACTTTAAGTGGTCGCACATATTCCACATTGGGAAAAGGTCATGGATCTAATTTTAGGGCTGACCCTACAATGGGATCAGGAGCTGCAGAGTTTCAATCAAGGGTAAGGGATTTAATTGGTTTAGATTCTAGAAGTGTAAGAGCAGCACACTTTGCATCACATAGAACTAGGAAAAGAAGAAAAAATAGGTTAAAGAAAAAATAATGGCTGGTCTATTCGCAAATCCTTTAGCACAAAAAGCTTTTTCTTATCTGATGAATAAAGCTGGTTTTGATGCTAGGAAAGCTATAAATTTAGTTAGTGAAAAAATGAATGATAATCAAGCACTCATAAAGTTGATGAAAGAATATGGTTTTAAACCTACAAAGATGACTTCAGTAGAAAAGAAAATGGGTCCAGGGGGCAAAAAATAATGGCAACTAAACCTAAACTACTGTTAGGGGGTCTACTCACTAAAGGCATTAAAACAGCATACAAAAAATACAGAACTAGAGGTGGTAGAAAGGTAGCTGACAGATTTAAAAAAAGAATAGAATCTTTCAAAAAAACTAAAGCTGAAATACCATCAAAAGACATGAGAACAATAATTAAACTTAAATCTAAACATGATGTTAGAAAAGGTATTAGATCTAGTTTGAAGAAAAAATCTACAGACATGAGACTTATTTACAAAAGCCAACATAAAAGCATGCCAAAATTACTTGGTGCTGTAGGTAGAGAATTATCGAGAAAACAAAATCTAAAAAAAGGTAAATTAAATTAATGGCACTGAAATCAAAAGCACTTAGAACTATTGATGATCTGACCCCTAAACAAAGAAAGTTTGTAGATATACTTGTTGCTAATTGGGGTGAGATTACAAAAGGTGAAGCTTGCAAGAGAGCTGGATATGAAGCTAAGAATGATAAGAATTTTTCGGATATTGGAAGTAGATTAACATTAAGAAGACATAACCCACACGTAGTAAAGTATTTAGATCAAGAGCTTGAGAAAGCAAAAGCTAAATATGAAAAGGATAGACTACGTAGATATAAAAGATTAGAAAAATATGCTGACGCTGCTTATTCTGATAAACAATATGCATCAGCTATAAATGCAGAATTTAGATCAGGACAATTAGCTGGTTTATATGTTGATAAGAGAGAAGTTAAAGTATCAGGATTGGAGGGTATGTCACGTGCAGAGCTTGAGAAGAAACTCACAGAGCTTTCAAACAAGATCGATGGTTTCAACGCCAAAACGATCGAAGTTAAGCCAGAGACAAAAGAACTACCTGAAAAGTAATAACTGGACTTCTTTCATTACTGTGTTCAACGAAGTACACAACAGTGATTTGAAACTTAATTTGGGTAGAATACATGTTAAGACGGAAAAAAAGTAAATACAAACACGCTGTCGTTGGTGGTAAGAAATACTACCTATACCGAATCTATTGGTTGGATCCGTGTGGCGATGCGGGCCATGCTGAAGCTAACGAAGTAAAAAAATTATTACCTGCAAAGATGATAACTAATGCATTTATCTTTGATAAGAATCACAAATATGTTTGGACATTTGCTTCATACGACTCAGAAGCTGCTGTATTTTCCGACAGAAATACGTTACTAAGATCTAGTGTAACTAAGCTTGAAAGAGTAGAAAACCGACAAGAATAATTTATGAAAAAACGTGAGTCTATGTTGTGGCAAAGGATTAAAAAGAACTGCCCAAAAGCTCATTTAGTGCGCATAGAATCTAGCACAATGAATGGTATTCCTGATATCAATGGGTGCTTTGCTAGTAAAGAATTTTGGATGGAGCTAAAATCGGATAAAGTTGGTTATCCTAAGCTATCTAAATGGCAAATATCATGGATAAATAAACGGATTGAACATGGTGGTCGGGTTCTCATCTGCAATGAGGCCCTCTTGGAGAAGAAGTTGAAACTTTATAGACCGTTGTCCGCGTTCACAGATCCTCGCAAACTGAAACCTCGGTTCTCGTTCTCGTTTCCCGTACACTGGCCCTCTTTCCAGGA